CGATCTCGACCTCGAACTTGAAGTTGCGATAAGGATCTGCCATTGTCCCTCTCCTCTCCTAGCCCGACCTACGTCGGATAGAGCATCACGCTCCAGAGATTAGGCTTCGACGATCGTCGTGCCTCCCTCGAACTGAGTGAACCAGAACTGAACGAACTCGCCCGGCTTCTGGGGAGCCATCCCCACCTCGGAGATGACTTCTCCGTTGTCGATGTTGGTCTGGTCCATCACTCCGTCGGTGACACCGGACTTGATGTAGAACGCTTCGTCCTTCTTCGAGGTCGGGAAGGCTCGACGCAGCATGAGGTCCGAGAGGAACTCGTCGACCTTGTCCTTGAGGCTGTCCCAGAGCCTGAAGTCGTTGTTGCGGAGGACTGACCACCTGGTGCTGTCCGCCACCGACTTCTGCACGAACTGGAAGAACCGCACCGTGTTGATGTACAGCCACTTCTTGTCCGGGTTCTGGTAGAGCGTCCGACCACCGAAGCACTCGACCGGTCCGTTTCGACCGTACTTCCGAATGACGTTGATCCCCGCCACGTTCATGTCGGCATGATCCGTGTCGTCATAAGTCGTGGCTGCATCGGAAGCTCCGGTGAGCTTTCCGTAAGCTCCCTGGCCCCCTGGCGTCTGCCACGGGCCACCGTTGGGATCGGCAAGACCGTCGACCCGAGAACGAATGCCCATCATCGCACCGACACCCGCGATCGAACGCTTGGCCGTGGCCGAGCTCTGCGCTGCGTCCAGCACCTTCTCGCCGCCCGCGTACAGGCAGCCGAACTTGGTGTTGGCTCCGAGAGTCGTCTTGCGATAGGCGATGGCCGCCGTCGCATCGATCCCGATCGTGGTGTAGCCGAGGAACTCGAGGAAGATCTTCGATTCGGCGTAGGCCAGGGCAGCGTGGACCGGGGCTGCGTTGTTGTTGCCGACGAAGGCAAACGGCATGAACTCGATCTCCGCGTCCATGGCGTAGAGTCCGGTCTTGCCCGTCGAAGACCCGATCCAGTCCGCGTCTACCAGACCGGTGATCTCGTCCGTGCCTCCTGCCATCGACACCTTTGCCGCGTCGGTTGCCGGCGTGTCCGCCCCAAGACCTGGGGGATCGGCGTCGAGGTCCGTTGCGACGAGGAATCTCGAACCCGCGGCCTCGTCGTTGAGCTTGGTCTCGACGTAGTTGTCGGCGGTGTCCAGCATGGAGAGCTGGTCCCACGACTCGACGAGCGCGTTGTCGTTGTAGACCTTGATGTCGAACTCCATCGACTGAACCGTGGTGGCCGCGACCAGATAGGCGTTGGTGAACGCCCCCACGATGTCGACAAAGAAGGTGGCCACTCCAGCGGTGACGACCACACGAACGTCCAAAACCTCCACATACTCCGTGTTGGTCCCATCGGTGACCTGAAGCACCGACTTGGCCGAGATGCCGTCGAGAGTCGTGACCTGGAGAGCGGTGTCCGTTGCCGAAATGGCCGCCGCCAAGTCGCTTCCCGCTCCGGCCGAGGCATGCATCGGGTTTCTCTCGACGAGAACCTCGAGATCGTTGCCGCGAAGACCCGGGCTGACCGTGCCGAGATACCCGGCCTCCAGCTTCAGGGTGCTGTAGGTGGCACCGGCATCGGTACCGTTGAGCGTCTCCACCGAGAGGCCGAGCAATGCCAGGCAATCCTGGCTCCCAGCCGTGAAGTCGAGCTCACTGGCCACGCCCGTGGTCGGCGACGTGATGGTGAAGGTCCCATTCACGTTGGCCACCACCTCGGAGCTGCTGAGCGCCGAGACATCCGCGATGATCCGAGCCACCACCTCAGCCGTGGTTACGGAATCGATGTTGGCCACGTCCGAGGTCGCCTCGGTGGTGGTGGCGATCGAGAGACCGAGCTCGGTGAGTGCCGTTCCGCCGGTGATGTCGATCTCCGAATCCGTGCCGAAGAGATCCGAGGTGATGCGAATCTGGCCGCCTGTGACATCGACGCTGCAGCCTGTCAGCTGCGCGTTCATCTCGGCGGCAGCTCCATCCGGATCGCCGACATGCGTCGCGGTGAAGGTGACCGTCTGCACGTTGCCGTCGTTGTTCATCTCGAGGATGACGGTCTCGGTGTTGATGTCGGTGATCGCCAGGCCGGAGCCCGTGACCGTGGCGGCCGCGGCATCGAACTGGACCGTGTCGGCCCCACCGTTGTCCACATCGAGATCGAAGTTGTCCGCCGGCGTCAGGTTGTAGGTGCCCGCAGATCCCGTCTTGGTGGCCGCTTCGGCTCCTGCCCCTGCCGTGATCAGCGTTCGCGAAGAAACGCCGCCGGTGTAGGTGGTCGCGTCATCCACGTCGGAGTAGTGCGCCACTCTCGTGGTGAGCAGCTCGACACCGCCCTCCTTGAAGAACTGCTCGGCCTCGTAGGCCATGTCGGACCGCGTCTCGCGATCACCGTAGATGCGCTTCCATGCATCGAAACTGCGGGTGCGTGTGATCACCCTCAGTGGACCCTTCTCGGTGACCCCGATCAGGCATCCATAGCCCAAGGCTGCCGCGACAATCGGCCCCTCGAGCTGAGGCTTGTCTCCGACGTAAACATCGGGGCGAGAATACGTTGGCATGTCCTACTCCTCCTTAGTTTTCATGCACCCACTCCAGGTGCTTTTGGTGGCGTATCCATTGCTGGAGCAGGATTGAGTCTTTTGCGCCACTTGCCGCAGCATACAACATCACCATAGGATGGTGAAGCATTCATTCCGGTTCGATGTCTGTTTCAGTGATGCGCATCCCACCAAAAAGAACCTTCTCGCCGGCAATCACTTCGATGTCCCGACCAGTGGCATCGAGCTTGTGCCTTCTCCCGTACATACGCCAGATCGCATCAGTCACGACCTTCACGTCACGGGTGGAAGGATCGGTGAGCAAGTCCACCTCGACGTTTAGCGTCAACGACTTATGATAGATCACGAAATCCTCGTGAATCTCGTCGTTCTCAGCGACGCCGCCCGACCATGAAACCCAACAAGTTTCCGTTCCAGAATCTACGTCCGTGACGCTGATGTATCCCCGCGGATGCGTTCTTTCGATGACGGCCAACCTCAACAGATCCCGACTCTCCCCAACTCGAACCTTGTGCCAAGTGTCCAAACTGTAGGTCAACGTGAAGGGGGACGGCCGAAGTCGCATCGTTCGTTCTGGAGGAGACAGGACGTCGTTGTACGCGGTCTCCTCCTCATCGTCGTCATCGCTATGAGCTCTGGCCGCGTCAAAATTGATCGCCATGAGCTTGAACGCTATCGACGGATAGACCCGTTCCGGGTACTCCTCAGACAACGGCTCCTCGGCAAATACGATGACCGCCGTCGGAGTTCCCGCGACATCAACCATGATCCCCGAGTATCGAGAGACCAGGGCGATATCCACCTCTGGGATCGAAACGGCTGTCATCCTCCAGCCCCAAAGTCAAAAACTGCCCCCAGATCCTTCAATCGCCGTATCGAGGGCAGATTGTCCAGTTCCGCGAAGGTCGGCCGCCACAAGGGTCGAGCTCGATTCGTGCTGGTACCGTACTCCAAAATCCTGGCCAGCTCCTGCATGTCCATACCCGACAAATGACGCCCTTGAGTGGCAACCACGACGCGCAATTTCTCGCCCATTCCCGCCGTCAGCTTCGCTCGAATCTTTCGGTAGTACTCCCCAGTTTCAACGTAAACCGTATCGCTGCCTTTTCGCCGAATCGTAACCGGGGACAGCGGAGTCCATCCAAGATCCTGCGCTCGAATATGGTGCTTCACGCGGTCAGAAATCTCCCGACCCAATACTCGAAGATATCGATCGAATCGAGTCTTGTACGCCTTGGATTCCATGCGCCGTTGCCACTGCCGGAGCTGGTCCCAATCGCCGTACTTCCCTACAGGCATCAGTCTCGAGCTCCCTGAATCGTATTGGCCAGAACTACGACCAAGAGAAACCTCTCCCCAACCTGACCTGTCGGCGCGACCTTGACGATACGGTACCTCCGGTTCCACCACGTCATCTCGCCGGTAACCTCCATCCACTCCCCCTCACTGAGGGCGGGAAACTTTGCCTCCATCTCCGTTCGACTGAAAAGAAACGCGATGTCGTACTGCTCATCGTTGCCGATAACCGTGAGCTTCTCCGGTGTCGGCTGAAGAATCGCACGACCCACAAGGTCAACAGCTGTTCCGTAGGTTCGAGTCCTCTGCTTGTAAACGTCCAGTGCGCCCGAGGTGTAGGGGAGATACGTGATCGCCGTGGTTCGGTACCGTCGAAGAATCTTATCGACGTACGCCTCGATCCGTATCTCTTGAGCTGTCGCCATATCAGACCACTGTGGCAGAAACCACGTTGCTGTCAGTCGCCAGATGATTCGGATTTACTGTCCGAACCATGTAGTACCACGTTCCAACCGAAACACCTGTTTCGGTATACTCCTCTATGTGAATGTCGGCCTCCCGATGAACCACCACTTCAGTGTCATCATCAAAGACTGCTGTCGGAGACCGAACAACCTCGTAGTACAGGAAGCCCTCAACCTGGAGCTTGGTCCATTCAACCTTGATACTCGTGCCGTCAACCGTTGGAGGATCTCCAACCGTAACCGCATCCAGTCCAGGATCAAGGTTGCGCTTCGCATAGCCGCCATGCGTCAGCGATATGCGTCGAGCAAACCCGCTTTCAATCAGGCCGCCCGTGTTCTGGTTCGCAGCTCCTCCGTCGCCGAGCTCTCCGTCGTACTCCTCCTGAAGCTTGTCCGCAAGCTTGATCCAGTAAGAGGGACCTCGACTCTCGCCATCATTTCCGTCCGTGATGGACAGGTCCGGAACGGCTATATTCGTGAACCGAGTCTCCTCACCTTCCTCGCTCTCTCCTTCCGCACCCTGCGAGGCCCGGATGAAACACATGTGAATGGTCGCGAGCTTGACAAGAAGAAACGTATGCTTGACCGGGACCACCGCCACCGTTGTGTAGCTGGTATCGAAGTCGAAGCTCAGCTTCTCCAAAGCGAACTGAATCGCATCGGTGTAGAAGTCATCGTTGTAGGTTTGTGGATCAAAGTCCGCCACCAAACGACGAACTCGATCTATGACTTGTGCTTCGGTGGCCACGAACTAAGAGTATCAAGTTCGGGCAGAGGATGCCACGTCTACTCGACGAAACCCGCCTTGCGGAAAACGTCGATCACCACACGCGGCGCGGTGAAGTCCTGCCCCTTCTGGAGCTTCCACCACCGGTTGATGACATACTTGTTCTTCGTGACCAAGGCTTTCGCCGTGACCAGCTCGGTGACGCCCTGGGAGGGGATGGCCCTCGGAGGCGCGGCCTTCTCCTTCTTCGGCTCAGCCTTGGAAGGGGCAGGCTTCTTCTCAGAAACCGCCGACTCGACTTTTTCGTCGCTCTTCGACGGCTTCTTGCTCGATGACTTCTTTCCAGCCACGTCAGCCTCCTTTCACCGTTGCAGCTATACGGTCTCGATCTTGACGACGAAGTCGTCCTCGAGGAGACCGCACCCCATGATGCCGTACCACGCCAGGCCGTGCTTCCGGCCGAAGTCGCGGACACCGTCATCGCGGAGCTCGACGGGCAGCGCCGTCGCCTTGGCGTAGGCCGAGTCAGCGAAGAGCATTGCCTCGTAGACGTGAGCGTTGGCCGCTCCACCCGTGGCCGCGTTGACCAGGGCTGCGAGATAGCCGGGGTCCGTGGTCGCCGCTGCGCCGTTGCGGCAATGCGTGGTGCCGATGAAGACGGTGTCTTCCCAGCGACCGAGCTCGCCGTTGAACAGCGCGCGGGTGTTGGCGTAGTTGTTCGCCGAGACCCAGTCGGGGTCGCGCTTCAGGTACGCCGCCTGATGGGGGTGGAGGAAGCAGATGTAGAAATCGCCGTTGAACTTCGGGGCGTTCGTCGTCTGCAGGATCTCCACGCCACGCCGGATAAGCTCGACATCGAAGTAGTCGGTGCCGCCAATCAGGGCCGCCCTGGAGGTCTGGGCCCCGGCGTAGAGCAGCTGGGTTGCGCCGGCGAGTGCGTCGCGGCACATGAGGTCGTTGACCACGGCATAGTCCCGCCCGAGCAGAACTGCCGCCTCAGCGAGGACGTCGTCGTAGGAGAGCTGGAGCAGCTTCTCGGACACGCCGATCGCGTTGCCCCACTCCGTGACGCTCACGCCCTGCTGGGACGCGCTCATCGTGCGTTCGGTCATCTCGGTCTCTTCGTCGAGCTGACCGCCCCGCGTGATGTTGTTGTAGCGCGTGAAGTTGATGGTCTGACCGGGCTGAGCCGTCAGCTCGGTCTTCTTCACCGCAAACTCCTCGAAGCGCATGATCCCGAGCGCCTCGTGGAGGATGTCCATCGAATAGACATCGAGGATCGCCTGGGGCAGTGCGACGAAATCGCCCGCGGTATGGACACCGGAAAAGGCCATAGTTCCCTCTCTTCTCTTTGCGGCTCAGCCTCGTAGGACCCCAGTTCCTACGGTAGCCCAGCCTGTTGTTTCGCCTCTCGAAGGAGCTGTTCCCGCAATGCCCGGTACTCCGCCCCTTTCAGCTTCGCGCCTTCAACCTTCTTCAGCGGCGTGATCCCCGGTGAGGTCCCACGCCCAGCTGTTCCGTCCGGCGAAATCGGCTCGGGGAGGGTCTTGGCGATCTGGGTGCGAACCTCTGCTCGCGCCTTCTCGAGAATCGCCAGTTCCTTCTCCTTCGCCGCAGCCACCGATGCGTCGATCTCTTCGACCGACCCACCAGCTACTAGAGCCTCGAGCTGGTCCAAGCCGGCAGCTGCGATCGCCTTCTCGCGATATGCCGACAGCTCGGAAGCCCGAATTCTGGCCGCGGCGCTCTCCGCCACTGCCTCGATGGCCGCCTCGAGCTTCAGGTTTTTCTCCTGTAGCTCACGAAGCTCTTTGTTGACGGACTCTGACTTCTCCATCTCGCCGACGCGCAAGGCTTCCACCTCAGAATGCTTGGCGGCGAGCTCGCTCTGCAACTCCTCGATCCTGGCGGCCCCTTCGGTCTTCTCCTGCCGTAGACGCTCGAGGTCCGGATACAGCTTCTTCTTCTCCTCGGACCGTGCCTTCTCGAGAGCCTGAACATGCTCTGACCTGGGGACTCCGGGATCGCCCGGGGTCGCGGGTTCCACGTCCTTTTCCGAGATGCCTTGCTGCGTCTTCTGCGAAGCCGCATCCACCGACTGGGGGTCGATGGGCGTCGTCTTCCCAGCTGCCGTGTCGCCTGCTTTTTCTGCTTTTGTGGCCATGTCTTCCTCTTAGGTTGTTGCGGTGTTTCGACTGGCTAGGCCAGCCGAGGGTCGCTCACAGAACGCTTGTTGGAATCGGGCTCGACGGTGTTGGCGCTCGACCGACCGCCTCCGCCGATCCGACCGGTTTTCCGGCCGCTCTTGGAGTAGGAGAACTCCATCTTGGAGCCCCGACCCATGTCGGTCTGCCCCTCGTTGCCGCCGCCGACCTGACCTGCACTGTTGGTTCCCATCGAATCCTCCTTTGGAGCTGAAAGCAGAATCGAATGAAACCGCTCTCAAGTCAAGCTCCTTGTTCCTAATGAGATTACTCGGAGAAAGCATAACGATCAACCGTCGGCTTTCATCTACGCTTTTCCAAGCAACCCAAAAAGTCGGTACATGGCCGTTTTTATTGCGTCTGTGCTACTGACCTCAAAACGACCAAGAGTCCCTTGAGCCTCCGCCAAAATCTGCTCTCGTCGCTCCAACTCGAACTCCCGTTGCCGACGTTCTTCTCCCTCAACGGCAAGCTGCAACTCTCTTGCCGCTGCCTCGACTTCACGCCGACGCTGATCAACTTCTCGCCGCTGTTCTGGCAACATCCAAGGCTCCGGATAGCACTTACAGAAAGGATGGGGATACGTCGGATACCGATCAATCGGATACAATCCCTCGAGAGAGATTCCGTCAAGCGGCACTCCCGAACGCTCAAGCCGACCAACCGTTTCAGCACTCACTCGAGAAGCATGAACCTCGCAAATCTCCTTGCCGCCG